TATGATCCTAGAGAACTTTCTCCTAAAATAATCATTTCAGATTATGACGGTTCTACACAATATACATATGAGTCAGCAACAATAGCAGCAAGTCCTACACAGGATTTCAAATTAACTGATCTTAGAATAGAGATGAACGGTAATGGAAACTATGGTTCAGCAACTCTAGTAATAGCAGATAACGGTTCAGCACTTGTAGATTCAACTCTAAGAAGAGGATCTCTGATCAAGAGACAATGGGATATTCAGATATATCTTGGTAAGACATCAGGAACTTTACAAAGGTGGTTCTATGGGAAAATTGTATCAGCAAATGTAATTAGACCTGGAACTGGACAACAAGGAATAGCATTAGACTGTGTTGGATGGGGAGTAATATTAAAGGAGAGGATTACAAGGATAGTAAGAAATCAAGATAAAGATACTGATGGATTAACCTTACTTGACTCAGATACAAAGACTAGATTGGACAATCTCATATTGGATATGTTCACAAAGGTTGATCATCAGGTAGATGAGAATATACAGGCCATTAATTCAATCACAGCAGCAGTAGCGAATCCTGGATTAGACTCATCAACTTTAGATATTAAAGTGGCAAACGTAAATGAGTTAGGAAATACATATGCAGGATTTATATCAAGAATGGCAGGGGTAGCAAATGCAGATTGGTATGTAGATGCAGATAAGAAACTTATTGTCAGAGATGCTTACACATATGACTCTGGATTTCTTTTCACTAATAATTTGACAGGACTTGATGCAACAGGTTGGAGTTCAACAAAGATAGGGTATTTGAAGAATCAGGTATTTGGTTGGACAGACCATACATTTGATTCATTATATTCTTGGATTCATGGATTTGGACACTTTGCTCCATCACTTGATTTATCATATGAAGTTGCTCCTGATGCAGCAGATAACTTAGATAGTGCATGGGTGGCAATACCAATAACACCAACTAGAGATAATATATTTAAGATTTCGTTACGAATGACAAAGACAGGAACACCTGCTTCAGCACATGAGATTAGAATAGTAGGAGATGATTCAGGAAGTCCAGATGCAACAGATATACGCAGAGTAATTAGAATACCAAAACAAACACTCCAGGCATTAGGAACTAGCACCCCTGCTGATTGGGCTGAATATCCTGTAACTCCTAAACTGGAAATTACACCAAACGAACAGTTATACATTGTATTCCCTAAGTATGGTACTGCAAGTCATACTGTTAATATCAATTACAAAGCTGGAACTGGAACTTATAAGGACAGTTCAGATGGAATAACATGGTCCTCAGCAACAGGAGCTCCAGCACATAGAGTATATTCTGCAAAGAGATTAATGACATCATTAGAGAATACTGTAGTATCACAAAAACTACCAGAGCCTAGAGAGAAACTATTGCCAATTAGGGGAGACTTGGAAGAACAGACAGTTAGACAGGCCATGATACAAGCAGGATTTATCTTAGGAAAACAAAGAAGAGTATATCAGGATGTCACTATCACTCCAACTACAGACAGAATACCATTGGCATCATATTGCAGACTTCAAGACTCTAAATCAGGGTTAGATATTAAGGCTATTATTGATTCATATACGATAGAAATGCACAGTAACAATAACAGGTTAGGTGCAGGCTCTATAAAACTTTCCTTAGATGAGTTATACAGTATTTAGGTATGTCTAGCAACCTTAACGACTATGTTCGACCAACTGACAAGTCCTCACGTAGAGACATCAACAAGATATTATCATTAATCCATGACCTAGTAGCACAGGAACCTGAGTCAGAGGGATTACAGCAAAGGATATGCTTTACACCTCACGTTAAACTTAGGACCAGCACGGTAACATTTGCATCTACAACAGTATCAAATACTGATGATAGGGATATTCAAAACTTTGTATTCAGAAAGAAGATACCAAATGCTGTAAAAGCATATCAACTATCACATACTACTACAGGTACATTGACATTTGATATGTCTGATACCAAACATGGTGGAGCTGCTACTTTTGATGGATCATCATATATATCTATAACAGATCATGTTGATTTAGAACCTACATCTATATCATTTGGTGGCTGGTTTTATCTACCTGCAACTGCCTCATCTGATACAGCATCTCAGAGTATTATATCAAAAGGTGTATATGAATTGACTATAGATCCTCATGCCACAGCAGCAAACCAATTAAGAGCAACTGTAAGTGTATTTGGAGAATCAGATTTATCACTTGAAACAGGAGCAGTATTACAAACAGAGGATTCTCAGACTATTACAGGAGATACAACTATTGATCAAGATGTTACATATGCCTTTAATCCTAATGCTTGGAATCATATATGGGTAACATTTGGATCTAATGGTCTTAACCTTTATCTAAATAATTCACTTGTAGCTACCAATTCTTCAACAGGTACTATACAGACAAACACAGATAATTTAGTCATAGGTTAATTACTTCTATTTATGATATTATTTAATCTAAATACATGGTAAAGATTACTGCCTTAACTAATGAAGCTACTCCAGTAGCAGCAGATTTAGTAGCAATAGTAGATAATGTAGCAGTTACTCCTGTTACTAAAAAGGCTACTTTAGATAATGTATTAGCAGTTTATGATGCTCAATCAGCAACTATGACAAACAAGACTTTAACTTCTCCTATTTTAACAACCCCTGAATTAGGTACCCCATCATCAGGAACTTTAACCTCTTGTACTGGATTACCAATAACAGGAATCACATCAGCTACATCTGCTGAAATTGCCACTTTATGTTCTAACGAAACAGGATCATCATTACTTGTATTCAATACATCTCCTACTTTAGTAACTCCTCTACTAGGAACACCTACATCAGGAACTTTAACAAACTGTACTGGATTACCCCTAGCAGGATTGACAGCAGCAGCAAAAACAGAGGTTATAGCAATAGCATTAGGAGATGAATCAACAGTATTAGCAGCAGCAAGTACAACAGTTCCAGTAGTTACATATCATATGCCTTATGGATTTACATTAACTAACGTCAAAGTAGGATTAACAATAGCAGGAACAGGAGCAGCATTAGCCACCTTTGATGTACATGAAGCAGGAACTACTGTACTCTCTACAAAAGTAACAGTAGATGCAAGTGAGAAAACATCTGGAACTGCTGCAACTCAACCCGTAATTTCTGATTCAGCACTAGCAGTAGATTCACTAATTGAGATATTTGTAGACCTAGTTGATACAGATAATGTAGCTGCTGGAGCAAAAGTATATTTAATAGGATATCAGACTTAGAGGTAATATAATGGATCTAAATAATCCAATCGGAATTAAATCATTAGAGCCTAATCAACAACCATTTATCATGAATCCATCAAGATTCGCTTCTAGTGGTGGACCATGGTTTTCTGAGGATTTTGGATCTCCATCTGATAACACATGGACTCAAACATCTACTGGAGTTTCAATAACTGGAGGAGAAGCTGTTCAAGCTGCAGCTAGTGGAACAGATAGGAGAATTGCTTCAGCTGCTAAAGTAGGTTCAGCTTTATCAGATACTTTATGGTATGCAAGTTTTAATGCTGAATTTAATACATTTAATTCGTCATGTACTGCTATGGTAATCGCTGTTTCAGATAGTGATGTCAATCCTAGAAATACTGCGTCAGGTTCAATGCTTGGTATGGGAGTAACTGGAGGTAGTAATATAGGTTTTAATTGTGCCGCAAAAAATTCTGGAACTCCTAACCAATCAGCTAGAATCAATACAGGGATTAATACAGGTATGTTAGCTTCATTTTTTGCTAGAGAATCATCTACAACAGTAAGATCAAAAGTTTCAGGTTTTTCTGATGGAACATTAACAGTAGACGCAGGAATCACTGATCTTCAATATGTACAAGTTTCAAATGATGCGGATAATCCAGCTGCTCGTTTTGCTTACGCAAATACTGATGAATTAAGAATTTATGATAATGAGGCAATACCATGATTATTCCAATGCTTGATCAATCTAGAAAAGATGAAAGAAGTAGATACGGAGAAGCTGTGCGACTATCAAATGGATTTAGAAACCATCTTCAAATTATCAAAAAAGATGATTTAAATGAAATTATAGTAAATACTCCAGCTAAAACTGATGGTTTTGATATTGAAACTGCTTCCATGATAAAATTTAAAGAATTTTTATCAAGTAATATTGTAAAATCTCAAAGTGAAATATCTTTTTTAAATAGAGTTATGGCTTGGCGTAACGAAGATGATTATAATAAACAAAGTTTAAAATTAAATTCTATTTCCAAACTAGAAAAAGAATTGATTCAATCAAGTTCATTAAAAGAGGTAGAATTTTTAGGGGATAGTGGACTTAATGGTAAAGTAAGATTAGATGGAACTTTAGGTAAAAAACATAACAATAGACCAAGATGGAATGATATATAAAATGGCTAGAGTAAAGAATGGCACACGAATGTCACATGTATCCTTGATGAATGTTGAGGTAGATTCTACTTGGATTACAAATCACTATAACGGTTTATTAAATACAGATGATGATGATGATACATTATTAGATGAATTAGGTGCTGTAATATTAACAGAAAATAGTCTTAATTTAGAATTAGACGGAACAGATGTAGGAACAGAGATAACTACCATATCATTTGTAGGAGATGAAAGAGTTACACCTAATTCAACATCAGGCGAATTTAATGCTAGTTAATACCTAACTCGAATTTAACTTGATCTTGTAATATAGGATTATCAGTAAGTGCATCTAATTTAAATTGAATATTTTGATTATATAATAAAGTTAATTCGTGCATAGATACCATACCCTCCATATCTCTTTCTAACTTAGTCATATCTCTTAGCTTATTGGTCCTTGAGATTTTGTTCATGATAATACTTCTCTTTGTTTTAAATAAGGGAAGTTAAATATGCTAGACCATATTGACAATTACTTTAATAAACCTAAATTACTACACGAAACAGCACAAGGCTTATCACATCATATTAAAATAAACGCAGACTCTTGGGGATTTACCCTATGGAATGGGAATGATGTATCATTTAACCCTACCAATATTGTACAGGAGAATGAAAGATTACTTTTAGAGGTTCAAAATGACCTGTTAAATAATCGTATTACAACAGCAAGACCAAAGAAATTTGAATCTATGGATAATGTAATATTATTACAAGGTATCAAAGAATCAATAGACAGAGATATTGGATCAGTATCATCTGAATTAGATTATTGTTCTGTAGGATCTAGTTCAACTGCTGAAGCAGAATCACAAACAGATTTACAAACAGAATTTACTGATACAGCATATGCAAGAAAAAGGTTTTCAACAGTAGGAAGTAGATCAAGGGTTAATCAAACTATGAAGTTAGGTATGCTATGGGATGATTCTAGTTTTGATGCTACACCAAGAACTATCAAAGAAGCAGGAGTTCATTGGGCAGTAACAGGAACTACAAAATGCCATGCAAGAGTTGTATCAACTGACTTTGTATTAGATGCAGGGGATTTATTCGTTGTTCAGATTAACGAGTTACAAGAGAACGGAACATTATAATGGCCAGTCCTATTACTGCTGATTGGGCAGGCGACACTGTATCTAATACTAATTTAAATAGTACCACATATGGACAAGGTACATCATTTCCTTCTACTTATAATGTAACAAGACTATTTTGGAGATCAGACTTTGGTAGAATGTATTATAATGCAGGAACTTTAGGTTCTCCTGTATGGGAGGGTGCAGATGTTCCAGTTGGTACTATCAATATGTATGCAGGTGGTGTAGGAGATGTACCTAATGGATGGTTACTTTGTAATGGTGGTGCAGTATCAAGAACAACTTATGCTCAACTCTTTGCAGTATTAGATACGGAATATGGTGTAGGAGATGGATCAACCACATTCAACGTACCAGACTTTGTAACAACTAACAAGTTTCCTAGAGCAGCAACCAATGATGCAGGTAGAGGTGGTACAGGTGGAGAATCAACACATACATTATCAACATCAGAAATGCCATCACATACTCACGGTGTTAATGATTCAGGGCATACTCATGGTGGTGGTGCTTCTGCTGTAACAGCATCAGCATATTTTGGAGTTAATAATGATGTTAGGTCTCAGGCAAATACATCAAGTGCAACCACAGGAATATCAAATCAAAATACAGGTGGAGGAGGAGCTCACGAAAACAAACCACCATACTTAGATGTTCACTTTATCATAGCAGTTTAAATAGTACTAGTTCGTAACGAATTATATGTTAAAACCTAAAATCAAACGAATGAATCAACAAGGTTACAAACAAAGTACCATACGTAGAAAACTAAAATGTTCAAAGTCACATGTATCTGAGGTACTATCAAAGAAAAAATGTGTAAAAAAACCACATAGAATAACTTCTAATGAATATAAAATGGTATTGAATGTTAGAAATGAATAATTGTTGTATTTACTGTGAACATGAATCTTGTATATGTGAAATAGAGGACTTTGACTGTTAGAGGTAAACAGTCAGGTATAGCATTTGGTCAAAGGACCAAGCAAAAAGGTCAGTCAGATTTAGATCAGTTGATAAGATTAAAACAGTTTTTAAAGGAGAGATTTCATATGGATTTCAAGAGGGAATGGTATGTTGGATTTGACAAAGAATATGGACACTTATGTAGAATTAGTGAATCAGTTGGTAGACAAGAACTCGAAAGATTTAAGTGGAAAAACCCTGACCTCTTATGTATTGATAAGCAGTACGGAATTATTATCGTTGAGCTTGACGGTGCAATCCATGATAGAAAGGTACAAAAAACTATCCAACGAAATGAACTATTTAGAGGAGCAGGAATCAAACTTATTGTCCTTAATATTGCAGATATTAAAGAGTGCCAAGAAACAATTATAGGAAAATTAGAATTTGAGATGTTGAATATAGTTGGATAATATAGAGGCCTTTGTGTTTGAAACCAGGATGAGGTTAATAACTGAGGGTAAACTAAAGGAAAGACATATAATGGATTACTACAAACATATAATCAATGGTATGTAAGAATTGTGGTAAGGAAATAGAATGGTATCGTGGTAGGCCAAGAGTATATTGTGATAGGAAATGTCTTGATGAATATCGTATTAAATATAAGAAAAATTTGTATAGAGAAAAACACCCTCCAGAAACCATTATTTGTATAACGTGTTTCAGGTCGTTTATAGGAAATAGAAAATATTGTTCTAAACTATGTTATCCTAATATAAAAATAAATGGAAGTATATGGTATAAAATACAAAGATTTGAAAAACTAAAAAAGGAATTAATTGATATAGGGTATAATACATCAAACCATTCATAACCAAAAACTTTATATAAGTACGGTACGGTACTTTATATTGTGGTAAAGATCTGTCATGGTCTGTGCATACAGTTAAAATGTGAAAAGACCACAAGACCAATTTATGATAATCATAGACGTTGTACCAAATGTGAAGTTTATTTTACAAAAGATATTAAGATATGTCCATGTTGTAAAATTATCACAAGATCAAAACCTCATAGTTCTGTAAATAGAGAAAGATATAATAACAGGACTATACGTATATCTGATGTTGAGACACGATACTTACATCCCAAAATGTTATGAGATTGAATTTGTAAAATTTAAAGATAAATGGGGTAGACATACATCAAGAGAAATGTGTCATTTAATTAGGGAGTCACTAAAGGAATGACATTATATATAGATGAGGATGGAGAGGAATGTAAACTCTTAAAACTTGCTGAACTTAGGCCTGAACATGAACAATTTAAAGATAATAACGTATTACTACAGACAATAGTAGCAGGACAGTCAGAGATAGAGCATTATGCAACACTCATATATTATAAATGTCCAAATTGTGATACAGAAAAAAAATATGAATGTCCTCTGAACTTTGAAGATTGGAGAGACATACCACAAAAGGCAAGATGTGATCATTGTAATTTGGAAATGTTTGTAAACCAAGTAACAAAGGACCAATTACGCAAAGTCCTAATGACAGAGCAAGGGGAAACAAACCCGATACACCTGACAGGATTCATTTATGGAGACAACATTACAAAGATACAGCCAGGAACCAAACTAAACCTACGTGGTATTCTTAGGTCCAGAAAGAAATCTCCAAAGGACTTGACATATCACAGGTTCTTTGACATCAGCGAGTACAGACTTACAGACGAGAAGCCTATCATACCAACTGAGGAGGAGATACAGACTTTCAAGGACTTGGACAAAACCGAAGTCATAAAGTCATTTGCTCCACACATCAGAAATATGTACTTGATCAAGGAAGGACTGTTATTGACCTGTCTAG